GGTTGATTCAACAGGAGACATACAAAAAACTCGAGTCTTGCGATCTTTGTTCTTTGCGTGGCTTCGAGCTTCATCCTTAAGCTGAGCGCCAAGAAGAGGAAGTGCATCCTCCCCGCGCTCGTATGCCATCAGTTGCTCTAAAACTTGCTCGTTAATGTCTTGAGTAAATTCTTTTGCATCTTCCTTGAATGGTAAGCAACAGTCCCTCATATGCTTAGATTTCTTACCTGGATAAGGAAAACCGCCTGAAGTAGACGGCTTAACTGGTCTGGTATAGAAGTCTTCGGGATCACCGTTAACGGCAACTGCAAGAGGAACAGGTCTAAGTTCAGTAACACCTCTAGCCTCAAGTCTGTCAATGACATGACGCGAAACAACTTGTATGGCTTTTGCGAGAATCTTGGGATTCAGACTGTTCTTGACAATACCACATTGCTTGATGAAGTGGTTGAATGGTGCCTGATACTCTCCAGTCTCTTTGTTGAATCCATGACTGAAATGTGGGGGTCCAAACAAAGGAACAGAGTTCTCGTCTTTAGGTGAGACACCTATAAGTTTTTCAACGTAGGGCATGAAAGGACTCTCCTGAAGTTTGGATTTACCTGGTCTTCCAACCAGATGACCTTCAAGAGTACCGTAAACATCAATCCCCTTTACATCTTCGTAACATATAGGAGACCTCTCATTAACACCTTTGCCAATCTTAGTCTTCGGTGGAAGTCTTATCCTACCTTCACTGTTTACTCCAAGAGAGCATGAATGATGCGATAGAAACTTCATGGCTTGTGTAATGGAAGGTAGACGAATTGCCTGAGAAAAGGATTCAGTTTGATAAGTACCAGCAATATGAATGCCAACTACACCAAACCCTCCTCCATATTCCATAAAGAGAGGTGTTGCACACTGACCGTTTTTGTGTTTAGTCCATTTGTAAACTAAAGGACGTTCAATGGGAACAATTCCCCAATTTTCGTCTTTAGCTACAATGCGTTGAGAGGGCTTAACCAAAACTTTCTCTCCTCCAATCTCGCCAACGTTTCCGTAGACTTCTGGAGTGATGTAGTCAGCAGAAATGTATTCACGAATGTCCTTAAACTTAAGACCGCGCAAACGAATGAGCCAAACGTCCCCATCCACTTTGTAGATTTCGTCGTTATCAACAGTACATTTGCGTAGACTAGTCTCGTTGTCAAATTCAAGCCGAATCTCAACGTGCCAACAGCCTTTCTTAGGATGAGCCAAAGTGTGGCGATTAACTAGAGCAATGTCTTCGCAAATACCAAAAACGTAACTTTCAGTAGTGGTGGTTCCATAAAACCTTGCGGCACGAACATTTTTCATGACAGTCGAGACGATTTTAGGTCTTTCGTTTCGCTGAACTTGGTTAATGGGTTCAGGAACAGGTCTTTCAAATGACTCCCAATCGATACCATTTCCTTTCCTTTTGCGAGGGGGAGGGCGTTCGCATCGGCAATCTTTTTCAATCTGCTCTATAGCCTCCTCAACTTCTTCTTCTTCCCATTCTTTAGACGTGGACAGAATGTTGCCTTCAGTGAAAGGTTCACTAAGGAAAAGACCGTGTGCAAAAGAGCCGGCTCTCCATAGAAAGAGTACGGCGCTCATCACGCTGATAAGAGAAGAAATCTCAATTCGAGGAACAACATCACCATTAAACTCATTAGACAAGCCTAAAGTAGCTTTAAAGTAATGATAATCCCGAAAAAGATAAGAACGTGATTGCTCGACCTTACCCTTAAACAAGTGAATGGCTATCCATTTATAAACAGTAGCAGGAACATAGGGAAGCGAAAAGCTAAGAAAGCTCATGCCAATTACGTTTAGAAGTGAAAGAAATAAAGTAAGACCAGCAAAAAGAGGTTGTTTAAAACATTCAAAACCTTCATCCTTCACGTAGTACAAAGTTTGCAGGACAGGAGGAAGAGTGAAGGGCAAAATCCAACTATAACCACCTATCCAAGGAACAACGTACCACTCTAGTAAAATGACCAAACCATTGTAACCTGAATGAAGCTTCATGCGTTCTTTGAAAGAAAGATCAAACATCCACCCGTGACTCAGCATAGGATAAATCCTAAGAATCAGAAGAAAAATACTGAAGTCACCTGACATTAAAGTGTTAGTAACGTACAAACCATATTCAAGGACACCAAAGAGGTGGCAGCCCGAAGGAATATATTCCTTAAAGAGCTCCTCAAGAAATGGTCCAGAAACGGTAGAAGTAAGAAAAAACATAGCATCAGGATGTAGATAGATGAAAGGCAAAGGAGAAAAAGTCATAAGAACAAGCCAAGCATAGAAGAACAAAATATGTCCAACAGTACCATTGCCGCTCAAGCCCCAAACGATAGTGGTGACCCAGTCACAGAAAACTTCACGCGGTTTGGTGAATCTCCATTCCCTGAGTCGGGTAAGAGCCTTTTTACTTTCATAGTCATCAATCAAAGGGAATTCACTAAATTGCTTCTTGGTGAGGAAATCATGAATGACATTACCTTCGGTAATATAATCCTTAATGTTAACATCTTTGAGAATGTTACACCTGTTTTCCTGTTCAGCAATGTGAGTGTCATATTCGTTGTGTAAAAACGAAGTTAACTCATAAATACTGGCGTTTCTGAGAACATATTCAGTACGACTTTCTTTCAAATCAACGGGAACTTCATGATAAACAGTAAAGGTCCACCTATCCAATTTTGGAGTAGTTGAATTTAAAGACTTAGCCTGGTCAATGCGCTTTCCGTCGGCTTTAGCGAACTCAGGTTTTACAACAGGTTCAACATAAAGAATGCGGCGACGAATGGCAGAAGGATTGTTCACAATTTGGTTCAAGTTCATCTTCTTGTCGTTACAATCCATAACAATCAATTCTGGTAAAGCATAAACTTTTCCCTTGGATTCGACATCAGCCATATTACACATATAAGGTTGATTGTCACATACGGAAAGAAACTCGGTCATGGTGGGATCACCACGTGTTTTAGCGATTTGCACGTGAAGTGACCCAGGCTCTGAGTAATGAATGATTGGTTTAGAAGCGGGTTCATAACCAGACCAATAATCCTCAGTAGCTTGACGATGGTAGACGTGACTTTTGTCGTAGGTGCGACCTTTAACGTCAGACCATACCATGCCAAAGTAATCAACAAGTAAACCTTTGCCAATACCGGGTAAGCCTGTAACGCAAACACAGTATGGCATAGGACGCTCCTCAGCGTTCATCATAGTCAAAAATGAAGCCTTGATGATTTTCATCTTTTTAAGGCTTATATCAACTGGTCTACGCTGTGGAGCATTGAAAGGAAGAGACTTGACAAGTGCTTCTCCAGAAGCAATACAACTGCTAACTTCGAACAAAAAATCACGTCGACAAACCTTACCGTCAACTGGAAGACCAGAATAGGTAAGATCTTTGAGCGTTTCAAGTTCGTGAGCGCGGTTGTTGAAAGTGGCAACTGGATCTTTGTGTGAAAAAATATCACTTAAGGGTGCTCCAGATGTAACTTGCTCGCCAAATGTGAGGAAAGAGATACAGGACTCTAAAATAGACTCAACCATTTCAACTCCAGAAGCTCGAGGAGCGGGTCCAAGAGCTCGAATAATACGGTCATTTGTTTTTCTTTTAAAACAACCAAAAGTGACGAGAGAAAGAACAAAATCGCGCAAAGCTGTAACAATATTAGAATTGTAAACAGTAGAAAGGCGCGATTTGATAAACCTCAATGCGTCGACAGCTCTTCCCTCGGTAGTGGGAGGAGACATAAGAAGAGAGTTATAGAAAGTGGTGAGCATCTCATTGAGAACATGATAAATGGATTTACCGGCTTCGAGCAACTTTTCAGTTCCAAACATGTTGGAAAGGAAGTCGATTGAGGAAATAACGAGATCTCCAAAACCGCTCAAGTTGTAAATGCGATAAATGAAGACACAAACGTGTCTAAAATGATCAATGTTCGAAATGGTTAGATGTTCCGTATACATTTTTAACATTTTAGGATCAAACGTAAGCATCCTTTTAGAAGAACGCGCTAAATCCATAAATGAGTTGAAATCAAAATTCCCGAAGGAATTAGATTCGCCAGAATCATCCTTGTCGATAGGATGTTTTGACTTTACGGCAGCAACACAAACTGATTTCTGTAAAGAACTTTTCATTTGTGTAAGGGAGGTGACTAATTTTAGCCTCAGGTATAATTTAAACTTACACTTATCCAGGTGTACTGCAATAGCAGGCGTGTCGTCGTAACAACTAATACAAAATATTTTTCGACAAATTTAAGATAAAATCTTATTTAATCTTGCCATCGAAAAACCTCGTATAACAATCAAGACGTTCGGGGATCTTTAGTACTAATAACAAAAACAACTGCTTCTGTGAGTATTCAATACAATATTGGGTAAATGGAATCTCATCAGGTAATGTAATTCAAAATAGTCGTTTCTTGTCTAGAACTGTAATTTTCCGGAATTCTATCAATGCTAACTTAGTTTACGGATTTTAAAATAAATTTAAAATACAATGCTAGTATGCATGCATGGTGACAAAGCATTCAATAACATAAAGTCGGGCTAACAAAAGCCGTCATATCTAAATGTTAATACGAATGTGGGTGTGGGTTAGTGAAATAAAACAAAAATGAGGTGTAAAATAATCTATAACAGCCTCAAGGGCCTATATTCAAACGAACAAAAGGAGTCTATTAAATCTATAACAGCCTCAAGGGCCTATAATTTAACGAACAAAAGGGGTCTATTAATTTCTGCGAACAACAGAGCCCTAATGGCGTATTGTAGGAACCAAGAAGGTGGTGTCGAATTTTAAAACACAGAGTCCTAATGGCGTGTAGGAACCAAGAGGGTGGTGTCAATTAAAATGCAGAAAATAAATATTTTATTCACAAATGATCATATATAGGTGATCAACCAGTAGTAAAATGTTCAAGAGAGCTAGAATGTGCTCAGAATCTAAAAAA